TCCCCGTGTTTTCGCAGATCCACCGCCCGTTGCTCTGGTCAAGCTCAGACTGATGGATCACGCAGCCATGATGTTCACAGAGGTAGAAAACGCTTTCGGGGCTGTCCTTCTCCCATTTAAGGCCAAAAGGCGTGGACTCATCGCCAAATTTCAGATACTGCGCCTCCCCACAGTGCGGGCAGGGCACATAAAAACGCATGAAATGCGCCGACTCGTTGGCCGCTTTTTCGATCTGGCAGGAGCCTTTTATTTTAGGCGTCGAGCCGCGAATGGATTTTGGCCATACCGAGCCCTCAATACGCTTATCCCCCAGCAGGGTTGGCGAGCCCTCTTTTTCGACATCCGGCTCGAACGAGGAAAGTTCGTCATAGCAGACCACGTCCACGGATTTTTCACGGTAGTTTTTTGCTGCCGCACCACCCAGGCACCAGAAGCCCACCCCCGATGAAAAGCGTTTCAGCGTGAGAGTATTGTCACGATGTTTACGACCCAGCCACGGGGAAAGATCTTTCAGGCATGGCACGTCCCGAATCGTCGCCTCCACGTGAGACTTCATAAAATCTTCAGCGGCAGAATCCGTGGGCTGAAAAAGCAGACTGTTTCGGGATTTATGCTCAATAAAATACCCGGCGACTCCCAGCAACATCTTTGTATAGCCAACACGGGCAGATTTAATCAGATTAACAGTGCGGATCTGATCATTCCCCATACTGTTCATGATGGCGATCTGGAACGGCAGCGTTTTCCATTCGCCGTCACCGTATGAGGATTCTTTCGGCAGATAATAATACTGGTCAGCCCATTCAACTGCCGTCATCGGTACAACCCTGACCAGAGGCTGCAGCGCAACCGAAACGGCGGCCACCATATTATTCAGTTGTTGCTCTGATATATTCATCCAGCAAATCCGGTAATTTATCCCCTGCCCGCGCACACTGATTTGCGCCCTTTGCAATAAGGGTTTTCAGATGGTCAATATGACGTGGCGTTAAATCCGGGAACTGTCGCTGCATGGATAACGGAATGGAATCAAGCGTACTGGACAATGCCATCGCCAGTTTGCTGAGGGCGAAAACGCAGAAGTCTGAATCGATGAGCTTACCTTCGGTTACCTGATTTTTAAGTTTTTGAGCTACAGCCTGTTCTTCTGTCAGTTCAGCTCTGGCCCGAAGCAGCCTTTCCTCCAGTTCTCCCCCGTCATCAGGTGTTCTCTGATTGTGTTGTCGCCGCTCGCGATCTATCTCCAGTACAGTTTTAACGTCATATAAAACTTCCCTCCCCCGACGTTCAACAGGAGGAACGCCCCATTTATCAAATGCCTGAACAGAGATACCGATGGAGGAGGCCATATCACTTTTATTCAATAAAAAGGCCATCTCCTCTCCATAAGTCATCGATAAAAAGCGAAACAACAACCATGTGTTTTTGCAAAACCATTTGATATCATTGACATTTTTCGCATTGACGACATCAAAACACATCGTAAGGTTGTTGTATTTATTTTATTTTCACCTTACTTATCAATTAGATATACCAAACAATTAAACAACAACCACCCCCTCAAAAAATCTCATAAATAGTGAAAACGCGCGAGGTCGCCGCCCCGTAACGGCCCGGATCGCCGGAAAGGACCCGCAAAATGATAATGGTTATCATTTTCAATGTAGTCCGGTTTCTTCCACCATCGCACCGGACAGGCGACTATGAGGGGACAACGCCGCGCTCCGTTAACGCGGTAAACCCCGGTGTGTATCGTTTTTGATTATCCCCGCACACTCGCGCAGAGGAGTCTCCCGGTCGGGCTGCGGTCTCTGTTAATGCGGGGATACGGCGACAATACCGCGCATCAGCAAAACTTATTTCAGGCACTGAGTGCGGATATATTCCTGCGCCACTTCCAGCTGCTTCTGCATCAGCATCAACCGCTCTCTGAGAGTGAAATAATCCCGTTCAGCGGTGTCTGCCAGTCGGGGGCCGGTTGCATTATCCACGCCGGAGGTGGTGGGGGCTTCACGCACGGTACCGGGGCAGGTGGCGTTGATCCGCAGGCGCTTACGACCAGCGGCAACGTCAGCGCGCAGAGTTTCATTTTCAGCTCTCGCATCGGCTAATTCCCTCGAGTATCTGGCATCAAGTGCAGCAACATCACGCTGGCGCTGCTGCATATCAGTAATGGTTGCATTTGCCTGATCCAGCTCACTGACTTTTTTATCGCGCTGCTCTTTGTAGGTTATGGCGTTATCACGGTAATGATTCAGCCCCAGACTAAGCGCACCACAGGCCACCAGCAGGGCAATGATGACCACGCACAGTACGCGGTTCATTTCACCACCAGCGTATCTGACCGATGAAATAACCGGAGGCCATAATCACAAACACCAGCCAGATAAGAATGAACTTCCAGGTGGATAATTTTTCAGCCATCACTCGAATCTCCCGAATCAGTTTGCTAAAATCAAACACACTTTCTCCTTTGACTTTTCCGGAGTCAGGAAACACAAAACCCCGCTTGGTGCCAACAAACGGGGTTTTTACTTTTATTCACTTACGTTTCGCCAGTTCGCAGGATTTCATGTTATCCGCCCGCGTGGCCATGCCTTATTTTTCAGCAAAATATTCTGCTTATCTGTCGATACCCCAGCACGCCAGCGCGCTCTCCTGGTCACGACGGGATACCTGACCGTAGCAGTTGTTTGAACGAATACGGCAGTCTCTGCCACCGTCCTTAATCCACCAGCGAATCGCCTCACACGCTCCCCTGCGATCACCTGCATTAATTCGTCTGTAAAACGTCGACGGGAAACACTTACCGGGACCAATGTTGTACGGACAGAATGACGCGATCCCCGCTTTCTGGGGTTCGCTCAATGGCACTTTGATGTTTTTCTCCACCCATGCCAGCGCCTTATCACGCTCAATGGCGTTGACCTGGTCACATTTTTCCTTCGACAGTTTCATACCGGGAAAAACGGGTTTTCCATCCACCATCGTGGCCCCCCGACAGATGGTCCAGATGCCGGAACCATCGCGGTATGCCGTAGTGTGGTTACCCTCTTTTTCATCCAGAAACTGGTCGAGAATATCAGGCGCAGGCGCACCGATGGCAATCAACGCCAGAACGGCAGCCGACAGGCCATATTTGATTTTGGTGTTCATGGATATTTATCAGGATTTATCGGTTCCGAATCCCTGGATATGTTAAATCTTCAGCCCGCCAGCGGTAGGACACTGGCGTTTTTCCTGATGGCTGAAATATATCTGACAATTTCAGTAGAGGATTAACCATGCATAACGATCAACATAATTATGATTTATGCCTGCAAGCCATAAATGAGCGGGTAAAATCAGAGTGCCTCTTACTCCTCCCACAAGAACACGATGCAGTAAAATCCATTCAGGCTGAGCCGTATGGACATCTCACACCTGTGACTCTCGGCATTATCGCCAGAGCATTAACACAGCCCATGCTTATGCGTATTAAGACCAATATAAATAACTGGTTGAATGAAGAATTAAGCTACCTTGATTGTGAGTGGGACAATCATTACGCAAAAACACAAAAAGAACGCATCTTCAGTCGATTATCCAGCAACAGATAACGAGCCACCTTATATACGCCCTTTCAGATAAGTCATCCCCGGCTGCATCCAGTCAACAGGTGCTTTCTTAAAGGGCGTATTATCAAAATCACGCAGAAGAGCCTCCAGCACAACTGCATCATTGTCAGCACCACTGGCCATCATTTCAATCTCAGCTGCTACCTGCAGATATCCCATGCAACGACCAATGCGCTTCATCAGCCCCTGCTTTTTATTGTTCTTCAGGTAATCAATGGCAAATTCAATGAGCGCCTCACTATGCTGGTGCGATGGCGGTGTTAATTTCCCATTTTCTGAGATGGTTATTTTCCCGCCATCTCCGTATACAACAAAGGATGGCCGGTTACACTCCCATTCCTGATCTTTATCAGGTGCAGACGCAATAAAATAACGTTTATTTCCTTCCTCTCCGGCACTTTTAACCGTAATGGAGTACTCAGACTGCAGACAAGACGCCTCTTTTTCTGACCGCAGTGTTGACGGCGGCATCTTCAGAGAACCAGTAATTCTTCCCGGTAGCTTTCCTTTGTAGGTTATCAACACATCCTGCGCCTCTAAAATTATGGGGCGCTTTTCCGGCAACGGTTCGTTCCCTTCACATAACCCGGCAGCAACATCCATGAAAAACTGCTTCGCCTGCTTTTTCGCCTCAGCTTCGTAAAACTCCAGCGTGGCACCTTCAGTACGGTCAAGACTAATCGCCACATCTGGCAACAACAGTGACGGATACCCACCAATTTCCAGTGCCACAGTAACAGTAATCTTATCCGGATAATTATTTATCCCTTTAACACCCAGTTCGTATTTTTTCTTCATCGCTTTACTCCCCCCGCGCCGCCTTACGACGGTCCTCTCTGATTTTGAAATACAGGTTAGTCAGATATGTCAGCAGCCCAAACAGCAGACTCCCCAGCACGCCTATTGCCGCCCACTGAGACGGGGAAACCCTGTCCAGCAACTGCAGGAACCAGTAGCCCGTTCCCACCGCTGACGTGGTGTATGACACACCTGTTGTGATTTTTTCCATCTGGTACATACCCCGTCTCCCGTTATCCGGAAGCTGACAACAATAAAAAAAGCCACCAGTTAAGTACTGATGGCTCTGATAACTCATGCAGGCATCTCAGACGACCCACTGACACTACCGGTGAGTTTAACGATACCTTCCATTTGACTGGCTCACTTTTTATGATGATGCTGGTGCATTTATCTCCAGCACCAGACTTTCTATCTCAACGCCATACGCTGCATTTTTGGTAATATCCGTCAGCGTCAGCGCATTCAGCCCCAGTGTCAGACTGTCTTTTATGACCTGGAATGCCGGGCCAGCCACTCCATTCAGTTTCGGAGTAACCGTGGCACTGCCGGCGGTGAACACCAGCTCCAGCGTCTGCCAGTCGTTACTGTAATTCCCGAACTCGCCCAACTTTGTGTTTCCTGCTTTCCTGTGATGCATCAGATTCAGTTTGCCGTCTGTGGTCTGGGTGAAGAACGACATCAGGAACGGGTTACCAGTCCCGGTCATCGCCACGACGTCAGGTAACGCTACATCGGTATACAGATAAATTCCCAGACCGAACTGGTTGTTGGTCAGTGCGCCTGACAGTCGAAACTTACAGCTCAGTCTGCCACCCCGTGTCAGCAGGGAGACTGCGTCATCCACCGGATGCATCAGGGACCAGGTTTTATTGCTCTGCTTGGTAACCTTAAACACACCATCTTCCAGCGCAACACTGCCGCCGGTGATGGTCCAGCCCTGCGCAGCAGCCTCTCCGGCTGTCGGCAGCAGGGAGACTGTACGAACGGATGTGTCACCATCAGACGGCCCCGATGGCGTGTCGCCGCCGGGCGAGGGTTTAATCTCCGGTGCGGTACCGCTGATGAAGGCGCTGGTTCGACCAACTGCGTTCAGAATAGCGGTTGCCAGGCGATCCGAAATAATGCCCCTGCGCGCCCATGAACTGAAATGTGTCGGACGATTTGACGATACCCAATTACCATTACTACGGGATTGCGCGCCGTAATAACCTGCATCAGCAATATCCGGGTCTTCTGCCGGTAAGTTGGTGGGCGTGTTGTTGCCGTTACCGTCGGTCATGAACGGCACAAAGAAAACGTTGTCGCTCTCCCTGTTTTTGTACGCGCCGTAGACGGAGTCATACTGTGTGCCGTATGTGTTTTTCCAGTAATACGTCGTGTCGCCACAAATCCACGGTACAACTGCAGCACTGCCGCCATGGCACTGCGCCGCCAGCCCGGCAAGGTCAGCACGGAACTGCTGTACCATTGCAAGAAATGCTGCTGGCTGCTGGGCGTAACTGGCATTCGTCATATCGAATTCCCCCTGCATCCAGCATATCGCCAGCAAAACGTTTTTCGGGTTTTTCTGCAATGCTGCCTTCGTGCGGAAAAGCAGATCCTGATATAATGGTTTACCCACACCCCAGCGTGCCGAATCCTGGCTGGCCCCCGTGTCCGCACTGAATGTCCCCTCCGCGCCCTGGGTGAATGCCGAACCACCACGACAGCATGGTACCAGCAGGATCCCCGCATTATTAGGGATATACGGAAGCAGTTTTTTGGCAATATGTAAGCCCTGTCCGACACAGCCGTACTGCCCTTTGCTCAGGTCAGCCCGGGGATGGTTAATCGTACTCATATCCTGAACATCATGCAGACAATGGTCAGCAGGAATGATGTCGTTAAATACGCATACTTCACCACCGGGAGTCACTGTGTTACGACGGGCCAGTTGCTTAATGCGCGGATGGGGTGCATCGTATGAATCCGGAAGCGGAAGCCCTTCACCGTAAGCCATGGCATTGGACTGCCCGGCCAGTACGATGACGTAGTACCACTCCGGCTCAGTTGCACCACTGACGACCACATCACCTTCTGCTGCAATCGCCTGCATCAGGGTATAAGGGGTTATGGCCACCGGACTACCAAACGGCTGCCAGCCCTCTTTCAGTTTATGTGTCAGCTTTTCCGCAAGATCTG